AGTTGATGACATAGTTATGACTGACCCTTTAATTTATCATCAATATGGTCGTACATTAAATAAAATTGAAGATTTAGTAATGAGAAGAAAAGAAAGAACAACAATGACACAAGGTTATTGGTATTATGGAAAAACAGGAGTCGGTAAATCACATAGGGCTATCTCTCCATGGAAACCTGAAGAAAGGTATATATGGCCAAATGATAATGGATGGTGTGATGGTTATACACAGCAAAAAGTATTTATAATGAATGATTTTAGAGGTGAGATGCCATATAATAAATTATTGGATTTAGTTGATATATGGCCATGTACTGTAAACCGTCGAGGGCGTGAACCAATACAATTCACAAGTGAGATTGTTATTGTAACGTCTAGTCTACCACCTGAACAAGTTTATAGAAATAGAGAATCAGAGGATAAAATAGAACAATTACTAAGACGATTTTTTATTATAGAGTTAACTGAAAAGTATACACCACCAACAAAATAAAATGCCCGCTGAAGCGGACTATTTATTTTTTGGATACCGCGCCAAAAACTACCAAAAAGGCGGCCGCCTTTTTACCACTACGTGCGGAGCTGCAAAATGGGATTTTGCTGCTCCTTGTAATAAATAGGATAATGTTATAGGATGATATAACACTATTAAATTAATAATTATTATGATTGTGATAAGTCTTTTGGTCCTGTCATTAAGACTACATAATCGATTGTTACCAAACACATTGGACCTAATACACCAGTAACTGTTGTATCAGTAGGAAAGAATTGAAGATTATAATAAGCTTGTTCAGCGGGATTGGAACCAAATAATGACCCGTAGTTATCTATATTGTCTTTTAAATTTCTAACATTAAAGAACTTCTTGACAGAGCATGATTTACGCAAACGGTACGGTCCTGTCCCATTTGGCGCTATATTTTTATATGTTGCTCGGCCTGATTCCATTACTGTTGATGCAACTATAATTGAGGTGGCCGTGTCTTGTAACATTAATGTTGCTAGTCCTCCTGCTAAGAATGGACTAACTGAATTATTAGGTATCAATTGTACTGACATCTTTGAACCTAAAACTAAATAATGATTATATACAGTACTCCATTGGTCATGACCTAATGGTTGATGACTTGCTGAATATGATACATTAGGCGATTGTCCAATATTAGGCGAATTAATAGAATTGGCTGAGTAATATATCCAGGCAACACTTCCTGCTGTTGCTGCCGGGTTTAATTGTACTTGTTGTATGTATCGTAACTTTACTATCTGAGATTTAGAAAAGGCAAGTGACTTCTGAATACTTGTTTTATAAGTGTTACTTCTTGCTCCTTTACGTCTATATGTTCTTTTTTTCAGTTTATATCCACGTCTCTTATATGTGCGTTTAAAAATCTTAACCATGTTATATATAATAATGATATAAAAAAATATTTTTATAAATGCGTTTAATTAAATAATATATAGAATATATAAAAAACATATAAAGTTATATTTATATATGCGGATTTTTCCAAAAATTATTTTCTATAGTATAAGTTATACTTGAAATGTCTGAAAAATCTATGAAGTACTCGGAGGGTAATACTAAACCTCCGAGATTTAAGAATTATTGTTTTACGAGTTTTCAAAAAGAAGAACCGTTATGGAATAGTGATAAGATGGTTTATTTATGTTATGGTAAAGAGGTATGCCCTTCAACTAAAAAGGAGCATTGGCAGGGTTTTGTTTGTTTTAAAAATCAAATAGTTTTATCAGGTGTTCAAAAGTATATAGGTGATAGAGTGGCTCATATAGAAGTAATAAGAGGTACCCTTAAGGATAATCATAAGTATTGTACCAAAGAAGGTAATTATAAAGAATTTGGTGATATACCTACACAAGGCAAACGCACTGATTTAAATAAAATAAAAGATGATATTATAAATGGCTTAAAAGTTGATGACATAGTTATGACTGACCCTTTAATTTATCATCAATATGGTCGTACATTAAATAAAATTGAAGATTTAGTAATGAGAAGAAAAGAAAGAACAACAATGACACAAGGTTATTGG